TGAGTGAGCGAACCGCCGATAACGCACCCATATGATATTTGTAATCTTCCATGGATTGTACATTCCCTGCTGAAAGACTGTCAACTAAATCCTGTTCTCTTTTGCGCAGAGTCTTAAAGAAATACTCCGCAAGTTTTACGCTGTCCATGGCTCTCTCCTGCCTATGTAGTGTTTATCTTAAATTAATGTTTCCAAAGTTTGGAATCATTGGTCTCCCGCCAACCACTGGTTTTGTAATTTCCGGCATTTCAAACTTAGGTAAGTTTGAAAAATCTATGTTAGGTATTGTGGGTATGTTAGGTATGTTAGGTCTAGGCATTACAGGTGCTTCTATTGGATCTCTAACTGGCATAGGCATTATTCTTGCTGGAGGAAGATCTCTAGGATTAGGCAAGAAACTATCGATTGGTTCTGGTTCACCCATTTCCATTCTGTCATTGTATTTACGCATGATGTCATCGTAGTCAAAGTTTGAGAAGTCAGGAAGGCCGCTAAAATCTAAGTCTCTTATAAAATCTGGTATCCCCGGAAAAGGACCGCCTGGTACAAAAGGATCAGGTTCAGGCATTGGAGTTGGTTCTGGTGTAGCCAACTGACCTTCAAGCTCTGCAATACGATCCATCATTTCTTGAAACCTAATATCTTGAGCGGCCCGCTCTTCAGCACGCTGTGCCATCTCAGCTTCTCTTATTGGAGCTTGAGTTGCTTCATACTGAGCTTGAAATTGTTGACCCATAGGGCTTTCCATTTGACGCATGAACTGTTGCCCAATTGGATCAGGCATTCTATCAGTTGGCATAAAAGCTTCTGTAGGTTGAGGTGGGGCATTGTAGCCTTGAGGAGTAAAATATGCCGGACCACCTACAACTGCTGTAGGTCTGCCTATGGGCATAGGCTCTGGTGGTAATGCCATTTGACCAGGTGCTTGACCTAAGCCTTGAGAATAGCCAGGTACTTTAGAAGGTTGACCATACATCTGATTTTGTAAACCAGCAGGCGCAACCATTGCATCACCAATTGCCATTTAGCAAACTCCGTAAAACTTAGTTCCTCTCAAAGCAGCTCCGCCGCCACGAGATTTACCAGCACCATGTCTGCCTGGCTTGCCACCATTAGCAATTTTTTCAGGTGTTGAATACTTAACAGTACCTTGGTCTTTGATGTTTACGCTTGGCTTAACGCCTTTTACTTTTTCCATTATTTTTACCTTTCTTTTTTCTTGCTGCTTGTAGAGCAATTGCTATGGCAGTTTTTGGTTTCTTGCCACTGCGTGTTAATTCACTTATGTTAGCAGATATTGTCTTTCTACTGCTACCTTTTTTTAAGGGCATTATTTTTTCTTAACTACCTTGGCCTTAGCCTTAGCGACAGGCTTAGACTTTTTGGCTTTAGATTTAACCGTCTTGGCTGCCTTTGCAAGGACTTTGTCTGCATCTTTGTCTGCCTTCTTGGCGATCTTGTCGATGTCGATATTTGCATTCTCATTGATGATCGATTGATTGCCATTTTGTCTTGCCTCTTCTTCTTTCATGGCAGTTTTATTTACTGCTGTCATTTTTTGTCTAACTGAACTCATTTGTTACCTCGCATGATATCCATTGCTTTAAATTGATTTTGCTGCTCGATTCTTTCACGAGCTATTGCATCTTTCATCATAGCAATTTCTTTTTGAATTTGTAACCTTTGCTCTGCAAGTTCATTGCTTTGCATTGCTTTCATTGCATCGAACTGTTGACGCTGTACAAACTCTTCACGCTTGCGTTGTACGTCATCAGCTTTAATGTCTAACTCTTTGCCTCTCAACTCAACCAATGGATCTGGCATTGGTGGAGGTGGCATAAACATTTGATTGATCTGTTGCATCAACTGAGAAACCACAGCCGCTACATCACGAGACACAGAGTCTTGTAATTGTTGCTGGTAACCCATGGAGATCTCTGGTGGCAACTGTTGTATTTGTTGCATCATCATTTGGAACTCAGGGTTCTGTGCATTTTGTTGATCTACAATCTCAGCTGCTCTAAATGAAACATGCTGATAAACATGTGCTTGAATGAGAGATAAAACCGCTGGGTTTGCTTGAGCGGTAACTGTGCCATACAAAGACATGTGTGAATTAATGTGTGCGTCATGATCTTGCCCAGCAAAAGCTTGTTGAGGCAATCCTGTAATCAGCCCTGCGTTCTCACTTGCAGGATCCATTGGCTGTGGCTGTGGAGGGGGTGGCAATAACTGTTCAATGTTTTGCACTCCCATGGCCGCGTACATTCTTCTATAAGCTTCATGAATACCATTCGGGCCATGAATCTCTGGATTGCTTTGTACTGTTCTAAGTAACTCTTGAGCCATCATGACTCTTTGAGCCATAGAGAAAGTATTTGGATCTGATATTGGTAAGACGTCTACACGCTCATCGAAGTCCACAGCCTTGATGGTCTGATTACCATTGGCTGTGTTGTACGGATAAGCAGGTGGCAAGTATTCAGCAAAAACCTTCGATAAGATTTCAAACTCAATTCTTTGAGATGCATGCAATCTTTTGTGGATTGCAGACATAACTCTTGTGCCACGCTCAAGTAGAGCAACCGTTGTACCGACTGGCGCATTTTGATTCGCATCACCAACTTGCATATCAGCAATAGATGCGAAACGCCGACCACTATCAACAAGGATTCCCAGGAGAGAGAGGAGAGTTTGAGAAGGTTCCTTGAACGGTAACGGTACAAAGGCGTCTCGCAAACTTCCACCCGGAGCGTCCATGTCTCTGAACTCACCTGGTTGTAAAGGTTGATCGTCATTGCGAATACGGATTCCACGAGCCTTAAAGCCAGCTGGTAAATTAGATAAAGTACCAGAGTCAATAAGCTGACGCAGAATAGAGGTCGAGGCTTTTGACAAGCCTCCGATCATGTGGGTTAAACCAAAGCCATAGAATCCTAGGCCTGGTAAAAATTTGTAATGCACAAAGTAATTGATGCGTTCTTTTAACGGATCATTCTCTTTGTAGTTTCTTCTGATGGACAATACTTTGCCATTGGCCATGGTGACGATGTATGGCAACTTGATGCCAGTCTCTTCACCTTCAGCGTTCATGTCTTCAAAGCCCGGTATGTCTAACTCGACATGGGACTCAAAGACTTGACAAGTATCATCGTCTGAATAGCTAGGCTCAACGCCCTGTAACTTATCGATCTCTTCTTGGATATCGTCAGTTTCATCTGGGTTGGTTGTGCCATAGTTTAGTTCTACATCACGATAAAAACCGATTTGTTGCAACTTGCGTATTTCATTCATCGACATGTTAATCACATGAGTGATTCTTGTCGCGCTGTGTAAGTCTGTTGCTCCGTAAGGAACAATCAAGTCTTCACTTGGAATGAACTTAGAAACTGCTCTGCCTAAGTTTTGATCGTAATATACTTTTCTAAAAGCTGAACCACTCAGTGGTAAATAGAACAACATTTGATCTGTCTCAGAGTCATACTCACGCATAACTTGCATGAGCTGATAGTTCATAAACTCTTGCACGCGTGATGCTTGTTGTTCTGTTTCAGGTGTGGCCATGCCAATTACCTGTGTCTTGACTGGACCTTGAGAAGGTAACAGCTCGTTGTACGCTTGAGCTTGGAACTGAGTTACTGACTCAGCAAGAAGTGGATGCATAACACCAGAAGCTCCCTCGAATGGAGCGGATCTTTCTTCGTAGTTCATGCCAAGATACTCTAGGCCATCGCGGTAGGTTTTCTCCCACTCTCTGCGTGACTCTTTGTCAGCATCGATGTTGCCCATCAAATCATTTTTAACAGACGTCAGCTTTTGGTCATCAATAATATCAGCAAGGTTGGCATAGAAGTCTGTGTCTTCTACAACTGGAGCAGGCATGCCAAAAGCAATACTACCATCATCTAACTGCTCAAAGTTATCGAACTCAGGTTGATCTTCTTGAACATCAACTTCAAGCTCCATGCCTTTGGATCTATCTCTAACCTTAAGGTCTACTTGATCCTCAATGGTGATTGCTTTTTCTACTGCCATTTATTTTCCTTCTTGTCTTGCTCTTCTTGAGTTAGAATTTCCAGGTTCAAGGTCTTTGTTTTTTTTATTATCAGATATGCTAGAAGCTGCTCCATATGCTGTTAAGGCAGCACCACTAGCGCCCAAGGTCTCTATCGCAACATCTTTTTTTGTTTTAGGAAGTTTCTGTTTAATTTTTGTT